CAGCGCCAGGAACGTCGTCACCGCGAAGAGATTAGACGATTACAGCAGCAGCTAATTATGGAAGTAAAAAGGGTGCACAAGCTCAATTAGGGCCATTACAGAGGCTGTTCACGAGCAGCTTCGATAATGGTTAAAGGAGAACGTCATGGCAACCGAAGAACTCAAATTGACATCGCAGTGGACCCAGATTACCGACGGCACCCAAAGCAAGTCATTCCAGGTAATCAGCGGCACAGTACTTATGCGAGACGACCAGAGTCAACCAGCTGCTAACGCTCCCGGTCATACAGTTACCGGTTGGATGACGGTCTCACCACCGACGAAATGCTGGTTACGCTCATCAAGCACATCAACCACTGTTACCGTAATCATATCGTGAGGGCCTATGTTCAGCGTAGATAAGTTCCTCGGAAAGCTCGGCGGCGGTAACAGCACCACGATTATCGAAGGCAGCCAGCTGCATGTCGGCATGACTGACCCAACACCGGCGCAGGGTAACAACGGCGACAGCTTCATCAACAAAGCCACTAAAGTTCTCTTCGCACCCAAGACTTCCGGGCAATGGCCTAACGGTATTGACCTCAGCGGCACGGAGATGATTTTCGGTACCACAGATCCGAAAGACTCAGACGGCAGTGACGGCGCGGTTTATTTTAACGAAACCACGAAAACGCTGTTTGGCCCGAAATCCAATGGCTCCTGGGGCTCAGGCGCATCAATGAAAGGTGACACTGGCCCGGCCGGACCGCAAGGACCTATAGGTGAAACTGGCACCAAGGGAGATAAAGGGGAGCAGGGGCTACAAGGGTTGCAGGGTAAGGAAGGACCTCAAGGGACTAGTGGTCTGAAAGGAGATAAAGGAGATCAGGGCATTCAGGGTGTCAAGGGTGACGCTGGTCCTGCTGGTCCCCAGGGCTTAAAGGGGGATGCAGGCCCCCAAGGTGCTCAGGGTCTAAAAGGAGACGCTGGAGCGACGGGGACGCAAGGCGTGCAAGGACCTACTGGTGCAAAGGGTGAAAAAGGCGATGCGGGCCCTACAGGTCCTCAAGGTCCAGCAGGAACAAACGCCACTCTATTAAACATGGAGATCATCAGCGGGACGGTTGGCACAGCAGGACAGCCAGTAACAGTAGCATTCGCTAAGAAATACTCATCTGCACCCTTTGTGCTTCCTTACCCCGTGTGGAGCGGACAGCAAATTGTTGAAGGTGTGGCCACAAACATTACCGCCACAAACTGCTCCGTAGTCCTGATGCAATCCAGAGGCACGCTTCTTCTGTCTGGCGGGCCATTCGAAAACGCTGCAGCAGGTCAAACGTTCCGCTTTTTTGTAATAGGCCCTGCCGGTTAATGGAGAGAGTGCATGTCAGAGATTTACCAGGTCACTATCACCCATCAGGACGGTCGAGAGTTCAAAGGGAAAATGTCCCGCCGTCAGCCGGAGATAGTTAACGGCTTTATTGCTCTCGCGACTGAAAGTGGGCAGTGGATCTACATCCCGCCAACTGAGGTAAAGTTGATGGTGTTTGAGCCAGAGCCTGATACTGAACAGCCCGCAGCTGAAGAGCCATTAAAAACAGATAGTGATAAGCCATCAGAAACACAAAACGCTCCCACCGAAGAGAAAGGTGACGAGCAGGAAGAGGGTAATGGTAATGACGAAAGCATGTAACCTGATATGCAAAGTAAGCCTGAAGCCATACTTCAAGCAGCTGTTAATCCTTTCTGCAATTCTCAATTGGCGCTGGCTTACTGATAAGTGCTTCACCATTGAAGTATTGACCGGTGATACGGTTTATCTCGATTCCAAATAACGGAGTAACCCATGAGCACGGCGACCAAAAAAACTGGCCGCCCTTCTGACTATCTACCAGAGGTGGCAGCCGATATCTGTGCGAAGCTCGCCGAAGGTGAGAGTCTGCGTAAAGTCTGTGAACGACAGGGGATGCCGAATAAGGCAACTGTTTTCCGCTGGATAGCTCAGCACGAGGAGTTTCGCGACCAATACGCAAAAGCTACAGACACCCGCGCAGATGCTCTTTTCGAAGAGATGTTCGAGATTGCGGATGATGTCCCAGCAGAGGCAGCGGCAGTAGCTAAAGCCCGCCTGCGTATCGACACACGCAAATGGGCGCTTGCCCGAATGAATCCCAAGAAATACGGCGACAAGGTCAGCCAGGACATCGACGTTAAGTCATCCGACGGCACCATGACCCCACTGCCAACAATTATCCAACTAGTACCGGTAGAGGCCTCCCATGAGCCAGACAGTTCAACTGCCGATACCCGCGAAACTGGCACCACTCTTCACGACACCGAATAAGCGTTACCGATGCTCACATGGTGGGCGCGGAAGTGCCAAGACACGAACCTTCGCTCTTATGACAGCCGTAAAGGCATATCAGGCTGCCGCTAATGGTGAGTCAGGTGTGATCCTGTGCGCTCGTGAGTTCATGAACTCGCTGGAAGAGTCGAGCATGGAAGAGGTGAAGCAGGCTATCCGCGCCGTTCCATGGCTGGCGGCTAATTTCGATATCGGTGAGAAGTATATCCGCACGCTGGACAAGCGCGTGAGCTATGTCTTTTGCGGCCTGCGCCATAACCTAGACAGCATAAAATCGAAAGCACGCATCCTCCTTTGCTGGGTGGACGAGGCTGAGTCAGTGAGCGAAATAGCCTGGCAGAAACTCAGCCCTACAGTGCGTGAGGCAGGCTCTGAGATATGGGTGACATGGAACCCTGAAAGGGACGGTAGCCCCACCGATAAGCGATTCAGGAAGGACTCCGGCGACGAATGTATCACCGTCGAGATGAACTACACGGATAATCCCTGGTTTCCGGATGTGCTTGAGGGTGAGCGCAAGAGCGATCAGAGGCGACTGGATGACCAGACCTATGCGTGGGTGTGGGATGGTGCTTACCGTGAAAACAGCGAGGCTCAAATCCTTGCCGGGAAATATAGAGTGGATGAGTTCACCCCTGGCGATGGCTGGGATGGCCCTTACTACGGTATCGACTGGGGGTTCAGTCAAGACCCTACCACAGGCGTTAAGTGCTGGGTTAATGATGACCGGCTATGGATTGAGTATGAGGCTGGAAAGGTTGGCCTTGAGAATGACGACATCGCCAAATTCATGATAGACCGCCTGCCGGGCATTGAAGAGCACGCAGTACGCGCAGACTCAGCAAGGCCAGAGACCATTAGCCACGTGAGGCAGAATGGGAATGGTAGGCGACAAAATCTGCCGCGCATAGAAGGCGTCGAGAAATGGAAAGGCAGCGTAGAGGACGGCATATCGCATCTCCGTAGCTACAAGGAGATCGTGATTCACCCTCGATGCACCCAATGGCTGAAAGAAGCCCGCCTCTACAGCTACAAGGTGGATCGCCTGACCGGTGATGTGCTGACAGACATAGTTGACGCCAATAACCACTTCATTGACGGCACACGCTACGCGCTGGCTCCGCTTATTAAGCGGCAGACCAAAGGCGCATTCTTCTTCTGACAGGAGTAACACTCAGTGAGTGAACAAAATAACGGTCTGGAAATGGCCGTGAACAACCTCGCCACTGAGATGGGGCGTGCTAATTACTTACGCGCCCTGGCAATGCCAGGTGGCAATACGAAACGGCCTAACCTGTATCAGGAGTTTGGCTACCCACAGCAAATTGCTTTCCGTGACTTCTACGCTCTATACCGGCGCAATGCGGCGGCTTTCGCCGTGGTGCATCGCCTTCTCGATGGTTGCTGGCAGGACGTGCCGTTTATCGTCGATGGTGACGAAGCGCAGGAGTCAAAGAAGGCAACTGACTGGGAGAAGTCGGTAAATAAGCTGCTCAAGCGACACTGGAGCAAGATTAAAGATGCTGACCGTCGGAACATGGTTGGCCGGTACTCAGCGCTGCTGATTCAGGTCAGGGATAATCAGGCATGGAACCAGCCTATTAAGACCAGCACGGTTTCAAGCCTGAAAGAAAAGGCGCTGGTTAAGCTTATCCCTGTATGGGAAGAGCAATTAACTCCCGCTTCGTGGGACAACGATCAGCTATCCGAAACATTCGGGCAGCCGACGATGTACAACTTTAGCGAGCTTCCCGTAGGCCATGATGAGTTTATCGGGCCCGTGCGGTACACGGAGATTCACCCGAGCCGGGTCATCATCTTCTGCGAAGGTTCAGAGGATGAGAACATGCTCTCCGGCGTTCCGCTGCTTGAGGCTGGGTATAACAAGTTACTCGACCTCGAGAAGATATCGGGCGGCGGTGCGGAAGGGTTCCTGAAGAACGCCAGCAGACAGATATCCGTAGAGTTCAGCAAAGAATCCAGCATGGATGCGATTCATCAGTCAGCTAAGGATGCAGGCTATACGGACATCAACCAGGCGTTGACAGACAAGATTAACCGCCTTAACCGTGGTACTGACTCAGCAGCAGTAATGCAGGCCGGGGAAATGAAGGTATTGTCGGTTACTCCCGGCGACCCACAGCCGACATGGACGGTAACCGCTAACGAACTGGCTTCATCTGTACAGATGCCATTCACCATTCTGTTCGGTCAGCAGACTGGCAGGCTGGCGAGTGATGAGGATAAAACAGACTGGGCCATTCGTCGCAATCAGCGCCGCAACGGTTTCCAGACTGATCGCATTACTGCTCTCGTTGAGCGGCTCTGGACTGTGGGCATTATCCCACCGCCGCCGAAAGGTGAAATCACAGTCTCATGGACTGACCTGCTCGCCCCGGGTGAGAAGGAGAAGATTGAGAACGCTGGTAAGCTCGGTGACATCGTTCAGAAGACGTATCAGGCATTTGGTGCCGAAGCGCCATTCACTATCAACGAACTGCGTCAGGCAGCGGGATTCGAACCCATGCCCGAGCCAAAAGAACCGCCGAATCCAAACGACAAGGTAACGACTGATGACCCGCTATCCGATGACCGCGACAATGAGGCAGAAGATAGGGACGCCAATCGTACCGAGGAACAAAGCTGATCCAACGCGCTCTTCCCGGCAGGTTGGCAGGATGTACCGTGATATCGAAGACAGGTATCTCGGCATCAAGCGTGACCTGCGGGCGCTGTTTGATATGCAGCTAACCGGCTCATATGTTGAAACGAACAGCCGGCAAAGCTTCATGGTCTGTAACAACGAGGAAGGCCCGGCAACGATATATCAGGTCAACATTGGCCGGTACATCTACGACATGGCAGCCTCAAAGTTAGCCACTTTGCTGGAGAGCGTGCAGGGAATTCTTGACCGCTGGCTCACTGAAGGCGGCGAGCAGGATGTCTGGTCGATGGAGTATGTCGCAGCAGAGTATGAGCGCGGCACGCAGCAGGCAGTTGATAACCTCTCTGCACAGTCACCAATCTATGAGCAGCAGGTTACGCTTGCAGACAGGCTGTCATCTCCTGCCATACAGAACCAGATAGCCAGCGCACAGGTGGCAACTTACAGCGACTGGAAAGGCATCAGCGATGCAGCCCGTGCAGACCTTGCCGGTGTCATCACCGACTCTGTAGCGCGAGGCATCAACCCGCGAGAGACTGCCAGCATCGTCAGCAAGCGCCTGGATGTGTCGATGGTGCGAGCCAAGACTATTGCTCAGACTGAGCAGGTCGGAGCTCTCAGGGCTGCCCAGCGCAACGAGGCAGCATGGTCACGCGATACGCTGGGTCTGAATACTGCGATGCTGCACCTGTCTGCTCTCAAGCCAACTTCCCGAGCATGGCACGTAGCGCGGCACGGTCACACGTACACGCCGGAAGAAGTGGAAGCCTGGTATGCAGAGCGCGGCAACCGCATAAATTGTTACTGTTCCCAAATCCCTTGCTTACTCGATGACGAAGGAAATCTATTTAATAAGGGCCTTGCTGAAAAGCTAGAGGCTGAAAGGAAAAAGTGGGCTAAATAGCTCTTTCCATCTGGTATAATATTGTTGCGGCTAGACCGGCCAGTCGAAGAGGGTGAACGTAGACACCCCTGCCGCACCCATCATCTACGAAACCTGCTACGAGGTTTAGAATGAAATCATGCAAGAAATGCGGCGAGACCAAGCCGTTAACATCTTTCTATAAAAGTGACCGCTGCACTGATGGATATCGAGGAACATGCAAGCAGTGCATGGCCTTATTCAGCAAGACAACATGCCTTCCATCTGGTGCTAATGGTGTTGTTCCACTCCCATCACAAGACAGGCTGAATGAGCTTTTTGAGGCATCAGGCCCGGACCTAATTGCCAGGGTGTCGCGTGGTTGCGTCAGGTGTGGTTCAGTTTGCGGCTATATGCGCAAAGATGGCTACGTTCGCGTCAAGGTTGATGGCGCACTTGTGATGGCTCATCGAATAGTCTGGAAGATGTTCAACGGCGATGAGCCAGATTTTATAGACCATATTAATGGTGTCCGATCTGATAACCGCATTGATAACTTGCGAGCAGCTACCAAAGCGATTAACTCTTTAAACGAGAGCTTGAGAGCCGACTCGCAATCTGGATTTGTTGGAGTCTCATGGCACACCCCAACAGACCGCAGGAAGACACCGAAGTGGGTCGCTAAGATCGCCAGGGGTGGTGAAAGCCTTCATATAGGCTATTTTCATGACCTTAAGCTTGCCGTTCTTGCTTACAACGTCGAATGTGAAAGGATTCACGGTGAGTACGGTAAGCGCAAGATAGAGCACAACCTGAATAAGCTCCGAGAAATGGGGCTGATATAAACAAAACAAGGTCGCCACGGCGGCCTTTTTTATTGCCTGAAACCCACCAATGAGGCTCATGAATGATTAATAAATCTACAGGGGTTGCAAAGGTTTCGGTAAGTATTGAGACACCTATCGGGACTAAGGAATTTGATACAGAAGTTGTCTTAACCGTTAGCGGTAGTGATGAACAGTTTCATCAAGCTTTGTTGAAAGCAAGTCAAAAAGTCGCCGTTAATCATTACCGAGAAGCCATCAAAAACAATTAATGAGGACGCAGCGTGAAGCTATCAAGCATCCACGTTAAATCCCTCGCTATCAACTCCGCCAACATAACCACTGAAACCATCGACGGTGACGAGCATATCGTCATTCGTGGCGTCGTGCCTGTCGTGGATGACGTTGTCATGAATGGCGGACTGTACCCGGCGGGGGAGATTAACAAGTCGTTTAAAACGCTCGAAGGCAACCCGATGCCTTTCGGCCACCCGAAGATTGAAGGCGCGCATGTCAGCGCCAACAACCCGCGAGCGGTGAATAAGTTTCACGTCGGGGCCTGGGCGGAGAATGTCCGTAAAGACGGTGATCGCGTCGTCATGGACATGAAGATTAACAAAGCATTCGCCAGCGCCACAGATAATGGCAAACGCCTCATCGAGCGCCTTGAGCAGATGCAGACCAATGCCGAGGCGGAGCCGATCCACGTCTCTACAGGCCTGCTGCTTAACCGTGAGGCCAAGAAAGGCACATCGAAGAACAAGAGTTATTCATGGGTGGCGCGGAATATGCGCTTTGACCATGTGGCAATCCTTCTCGATGAGCCTGGTGCGGCCACTCCTGATGACGGCGTAGGCATCTTCGTAAACGCTGACAACTCTCAGGAAGAAGTGAAGACCGAGAGCGTTGACCTCACCGCCGCGGCTAACTGCACACAGGAAGGCCTGATCAACAAAGCGAAGTTCTACTTCACCAACGCTTCCAACTTCTCTTTTGACGACATCCAGCGGGCCATTACATCACGCCTGCGGGAGGGTAAGGGAGAGGACTATTACGCCTGGCCGGAAACAGTCTGGCCGGACAAGTTCATCTATCGCGAAGGCGAGAAGATGTTCCAACAGAAGTACCTCATCGACGATGACGGCTCGGCTGAATTCGTCGGCGAACCTGTAGAAGTCGTGCGCAAACCAACTGAGTACGAAATTAAAACTAACGGAGAGACTGATCCGATGAAAGACATGATCGTTAATGCGCTCAAAGCGAAAGGTAAGCCGACTGAAGGCCTGACCGACGCAGAGCTCTACGCTGCATTTATCCAGATGAACGCCGAAACCGGCAAGGAAGAAACCCCGGAAGAGAAGAAGGCGCGGGAGGATAAAGAGAAAGCCGCTCGCGAGCAAGCAAACAACAGCCAAGAAGCGCCAGCGTGGTTCGCGCCATTCGCTGCGAAACTCAACTCCATTGAAAGCGGCCTGAGCGTTAATGCCAGCAAAGAGAAAGCTGTGAAGATCAACGCAGTGAAGGCGAGGTTTGGTCTTGACGACCTCGCTGTTAACGCCATGGGCGACGCGGCTCTGGATGGCTTGTATGCCAAGTGCCAGACATCGACCAGCCTGAACACGGCATTCCATGTCGAAACCAACTCCGACCGTGACCAGTGGAAGGATTATGACCTGAACGCCTTTTCTGCTGAGGAGAACAAGTAATGGCGAACGTAATTTATCGCGGCCCGGCTGAGCGCGAACCTGAAACCATCAACATCCCGGTAGTCGGCGCGTATGCATGCGGTATCGCGGTCAAGCGCAACGCCAGCAACCAGGCAGAAGTCGCAGCAAATCCTACCGGCCGCATTTTCATTCTCGGCAACCGTCGCTTCCTCGGCCAAGCGATCACCACGCCATACCAGGCGCTGGAAACCGGTGTGCAGTACCGCGTTGAGGTTGACCAGGAGTACTACGTGCAACTGGCTGCTGCTGCCTACACGGTAGGGCAGGAAATCACCGTTGGCGCAGGCGGTGTGTTCAAGGCTGCGGCCGCTGGCGACATTGTTGTTGCCGTATTTGACGAGAAGACCAATCGCACCCTGTCAGCTCAGGGCTTTGGCGACGTGGTAATCGTTAACTCCTACGTTAAAGCGGCTTAAGCCCGAGGACAAAGATAATGATGAAGTTTTCTAAAGAGCAGCAGGACGCGGTAATTAATGCTCGCCGCAACTGGGAGCGTGGCCAGAAAATTATGGCTGCCAACAACGGTCTACAGTTCAACGAAGCAACCGGCATTGCTGCTGACTCATTGGTAGGTAACGCTTCCGTTCTGCCTCGTGATGTCTGGGGTGAGTGGGACCGCGACGCCGTGCAGATTCAGCGCGATGTGCTGTCCGTATTCGCTGACCTGTCCTCTGCAGTTAGTCGCCCTATGCCGCTGGGTAAAATCATTCACTACTTCCAGACCGTAAGCGACTCTGGTGATGTGAATATCTCCCTCGACGGTCGCGGCAAGGCCAAAGTTGATCAGCCGGTTATCGATTATGAAGGCACCCCGTTGCCGATCATCGATTCCGAGTTTGCTTTCGGCTGGCGTCAAATGCTGGCAGCTCAGACAGAAGGTTTCCAGCTTGACGACGCAGCCCGTCTCAACGGCACCCGCAAGGTTGCTGAGAAACTGGAAGATCTGGCACTTAACGGCGACTCGCAGATCCGCGTTGGTAACTCTCGCCTGTGGGGCCTGCGTACTGCGCCGAACCGTATCACCGGCATTCATGGCCTGACCCTGGCTAACGCCACGGGCCCGCAGTGGCGTGACGTGTTCAAACAGGCAATCGGTCTGTTCCAGTCGAAAAAATTCTTCGCCCCGGTCACGTTCTATCTGAACTACAGCGACTGGTTTGCGATGAGCTCCAGCGAGTACGTGGTTAACTACCCCAAAACCATCCTGACCTCTGTTCTGGAGATTCCGGGTATCGCAACCATCGTGCCATCAAGCAAAGTACCGCCTAACGAAATCCTGGCGGTAGTGAAGCGTCGCGACGTGGTACAGGTGCTTAACGGCATGCCGATCATGACTCGTCCTAAAAACCGCCTGAACCCGGAAGACGATTATGTCTTCTCCATCATGGCGGCGCAGGCGGTTGAGTTTAAACATGACGCAGACGGCAATGCAGGTTATCTGCAGCTGACTCAGGCATAAGGGCGCAAGCCCTTTTAGCATAAGGAACAGAAAATGGCTGGCAAAAACACCACGCAGGCAGAAAACCAGAAATGGATGCTTACCCACGACTCCCACGAACTGAAGAAAGGCGACATCTATGAAGGCGTCTCTCTTCCGGTTTGGCTGGAAGGGAAGGCAAATCCGATTAGCCTGGTAGAGCCGGAAAACGTAAGTCGCAAGGAGCTTAAAGACGTGACCGCTGAACGCGATAACCTGGCTACCCGCAACGAAGAGTTGCAGAAAGAGAACGACGATCTGAAAGCGCAGTTGGCCGCTAAAGATAGTCAGCAACTGGAAGTAGCTACCCCAGGCGCGGGCGAAGGCACAGCAAAGAAGGATAAGTAACCATGGCGACCCCAATCACGGCAGACGATGTGAAAGGCTTCCTCCTTGAGTTGGGGTACACCATTCCGGACGCCTTGCTAACTCCGATCCTCAATAAGGTTAACGCCATCATAGCCTGCATGGATGCAGCCGGGTATGACGATGACACGCAGCGCCTGATACTGCTTTATGCAGCAGCGCTTGTCTCGTCATCATCCGGGGCAAGGCGTGTTAAATCGGAGAGCGCACCTTCAGGAGCTTCTCACTCATTCGAATACGGCAGCGATGGCATAGATGGGCTTAAACGCTCTCTGGCTGCGCTGGACGTTAACGGGTGTGCATCAGGGCTGCCTATCACCGCTGGTAGCTCTGTGGGCTTCTTTGAAGTCGTAGGAGGCTGTTGATGTGCAAAGAGAGAGAGCAGAGGCCAAAGTCACCTGACGATGAGCCATGGCAGCATGAGGATTATCCGTTATGAGCTCTGTCGGTCGGTGGTTTCGGAAGACGCCTGCACAATCTGACTAATAACCGGCAGAAGGGATGGGAGCTGATGAATAAAAACCCAGCAAATGGTAAAATTAGCGAGCCGGGGAATGCTTCAACATTGCCACCGGCTCTAACCATTATTACCTATTGCGGAGGTAACTCATGGCTCACCAAATCTTAAGCCATCAGCACCATAGTGCGCCATCTTATAATGGCGTTGCAGGCGTTTATCAGATCACCAACACCATCACTTGTGATTCGTATATCGGCTCTACGGT